AAACCACCAATACCATCAACTAAATTTTTTGCTTGTTGTTCACCAAGAAAACCAGAACCAACTGTTAACGCAAAATATGCTAATTTTCCTGCTGTACCTTGATTTCTCAAGAATTTTAATCTTTTTGCGACTAATGATGACGCTGCTGAAAAACCAATCGCACCAGCAAAAGCTCTTTCAATTGATTCACCGAATTGTAAGTCCAAGAAAAAGTTCAACGCAGGTGTAAACATTTTTCTAAAAAATCCTTTACTTGTAGTCTGTGTTATTTTCTTAGTACCCTCTTCAGATATTTCTCCCGTGACTTTGCTCTTGAAAGGATTTAAATTACTAAAAAATCTAGTAAACCTATTACCAGTCTTTGCTCCCTCTTTTACCACATCACCAGTTACATTACCAGGTCCTTTGAATGGATTTAAAAATGATAGAGGAGAGAATATCTTAGCTGTCGTTTTAGCAATTTTTCCAAATATATTTGGTTTGGCTCCTTTTTCAGCAATCAATCCCATGCTTTTCAAGAGTGCGTTTCGACCTTTTATGACAAGATTTTGGAAAAACTTTAACATTAACAAAAAGGGTGCTTTAATTAAAGCATTTGATGTCACTCTTAATGCATTTGCTGCAAGTGCACCTGTCAAAGTAATTAATTTTTTGACACCAACTCCACCTATTAAAATTATTGCACCAATCGCCAGTAAATCTTTTCCTAATTTTGCTTTAAATTCATTAAATTTATCAACATTTTTTCCTGACAAAAGTTTCAGAAATTCAATCGTTGTATTTGCTAACCAACCACCTAACAATACAAAGAAGAAATTAGCAAGACGAGATAAAAATCCTTGTGCTTTTTCTGCAATCTTCCTAACAGGAGATAATAAAGCATTCTGAATTTTGTTTTCAAGTTCTGATTCTTTACCCTCTCTTAATCCCTGCTCTGCTAATATTGCTTCCCTTCTTTGTTTTGCTGCTTCCCTCTGTCTATCTAATGAATCACTTAATTCTAAATTACTTCTAAGAGCACTTAATGAACCATTTAAATTTCTTACGCTATCAGATATATTAGTTAATTGACCTGAAATAGTATTGAGTGCTAATGTATTTTGTGATATTAAACTTGTTGTCTGTGGATCAGGTTGAGCAGGTTGTGGCAAGACACTTCTACCCGTAAAGACATTAGAAGATACACTTCTATTAATGCCTCTTAAACTTCCTGCTATTGGCGATTGTAAACCTTGTTCCTCATCCATTACGTTCTTGTTGTGCCTTTAAATTTTCTTCTTCAACATATTGTTGTAAAAGTGAAAGATATATTTCCCTCTCCCAAGGGATCATATTCTCAAGCTCTGTTAAGCTATATTTATGGTGCTGCATCAAGGCAAAATTGATCTTGTAATAAGATGCAAGATCTTCATGTGCCATGCTTATCCGAAAAAATTCTGTAGCCCCTCTAGTACAACTTCATTTTCCTTTTTAGTATTAGGATTAATCACTTTTACAGTGTGAGACAATTTAGGCATTGTATCAAAAAACTTTTCAACTTCTTTAAATTGATTAGAGTTCAATGATTCTACAAACTGAGTTAACTCTTTTTGAGTGCAGTCTGCTGCTGCCCAAGATTCTTCCTCTGAATAAACTTGATCTACACATGATGCAATTAAATCAAATGTATCATCAACTGATATATCAGAAGCAGTGGCAAAATTGTTTTTAACAAATTCATCAAGAGATGGATATCTCATTCTAAGTGAATAAGTGTCATCTAATTTAATATCTCGCTGATGGTTATCATCAATAATAACTTTTATTTCATCAATATTAATAGATGTTGGAACTTGAGTTTTACCATCATCTGGACAAGTTACCATCACTTCTATTGCTTCACCCACAGACTTACCACGAATGTTTAAAAATAGATATTCAATGTCAAAGGTAGATAGTTTTTCAACTTTAATACCTCTAGACAAGATGCAATTTTTTAAAACATCTTTGACAGCATTTGCAACGGTAGCAGTATCTTGACTCTCCATTGCTAATATAAGAACTTTTTCCTCTTTTACAAGGAAAGGTCTGTATTTAATTTTTTTGTTTGATGAAGGTAGCACCATCTCATAAGTTGGGGTGCTAATCTTTGGTAAAGGCATAATATTCTAAGCACTTCAGTGTGATTATTTATAGTGGTTTTTTAAATGTTAGTTCCAGATCCTAATGATTGTCCAGCAGCATTCGTAACTGCCCTTGATATTGCTTTACCACTCGCTTTAATATACGGACCGCTATTTAAAACGTTGAACGCACTATTTCTATAAACATTAGAGAGTGTTGTTTGTAAATCATATCCAGTTTGTCTACGATTTCTAAAGTCAGTACTTGAGAGAGGTGCTTTTTTATTGAATGCAATTCCTAAATCTCTTGCTAATGAAGAGGACTCACCTGCGATATATCTATCAAAACTAAATGTACAAGTTGCTTTTAACACTTGTGAATTACTGTAACTTACCTGAGTTGAACTTAATGACAATGGAAACAAACCAACAAAACGATATTCTAAAAATTGAAAATGATTCTTCTCAAATTTAACTATACGTGTATCATTTGATTTGTATGTCTCTGGATATTCTAATTTGTAATGATATGAATCAGAACTCGGATCAGTTGGACTAGCACCTGTTATAAATTCCATCCAATGTTCTAAAAATTTTAATGATTTGTATTCATTATCAACATAAAACTCTAGTGATATCTCTGTAAAATTTCTTGTATGAGCAAATCTCTCAATCAAACCTTGATAATCTCCAGCAGTATTTAATGATGCTAATGCACTGCCAGGTAAGACTGCATTATGACATAACAATCCAATATTTTCTGCAATAAAACGATCATTGATACCTCTCTGTCTCATATATCTTCTAAGTTCGCCACTTGGCAGAGCAAATTTAACAAAAAAGTTCGATGTTTGAGCTACATTCTGTAACTTAGGTAAAAAATCTGATATTCTTCTCGGTCTTGGTGCTGGCACTCTAAATACTTCTATAGTATAGTTATTTAGATGGCTTATAGGGGAAAATACTATCCATCATTTCCTAGAAAATATAAAGGTGATCCTACTAATATAATTTACAGGTCACTCTGGGAAAGAAAATTTATGGTGTACTGTGATAAAAATACTAAAATTCTTGAATGGGGAAGTGAAGAGATTGCTCTACCATATATCTCTCCTCACGATAGTCGTGTTCACCGTTATTTTCCAGATTTTTACATCAAGGTGCAAGAGAACACTGGTAAAATAAAAAGATATCTTATTGAAGTCAAACCACTCAAACAAACTGTCAAACCAAAGAAACCAAAAAGACAAACCAAAGGTTATATTCGTGAGGCATTTGAATACGCAAGGAATCAAGCAAAATGGAAAGCAGCGAGAGAATATTGTGCTGACCGTATGTGGGAGTTTAAAGTAATCACAGAAAAAGAGTTAGACATATGAGTAGACTAGATCCCATAATGAAAAATCTCATCGGTACAGAAAGTCCCGATGATTTAGCAACAGAAATATTAGGTGTGCTAACTGAAGGGAGTAATGTCCCTGAAGCAGGTAATTTTTATGTCTTTGTGTATCGTGCAAAAACACCTGGCATTGCTTATGACTCACATCCACTTGTTGCTGTGACTGATGTTTTTCAATGGGGATTCAAAGGACTAAACTATCATTGGGGAGAAATGAGACAATATACATTTCCAGAAGTAGTCGGTGGTTTATACAAAGTGGATGAAATGGAATTAAGAGATTTAAGAACTCTACCATTTGTCAAAATCGTGCTAAATAGTTAAAAATTTAAGTAGGTCGATGAACGCTGGCGGTATTAGTGAAAAAGGAAGAGAACTGGCTGCAAAAAACAGAGAGGAGTTTAGGAGAAAAAAATTTGGTAGTTTCAAAGGAAATCGTATAAAAACAGACAGTGAAAAATATATGAGTTATCCTATGGCAAGAGGACCAAATGATGAAACTGGAGATACTCTATTAATTAAATGTGTGAAATATCAACCACCATCACCAGAAACAGAGATGGGTCTTGAGGATTTTACAATAACACCAGGAACAAACGCTGATGGATCAGGAGGTGCCACTGTCACTGATGATTTTACGGGAAAACAAGGTTTAAGAGCAAAAAACTTTGGAATGACCGCAGATGCAAGAACAAGACAAAAACAAGAAATATTGTATTACGTTGAATTACCAATTCCACAAGATATCAATGATACCCAATCAGTAACTTGGGGTGAAGATACTATTAATATGTTTGAACTTGCTGGTCTAGCAGTGGCAAAAAATTTTTTAAACTCTCCTGCAGAAACTGTAGGTGCTGGAGTCGATATAATGCAAGCAGCATTTGGTGCTGGAATTCAAATACCTGGTCTTAATAATTCTACTCAAGAGGCGTTCAAAGCAGCAATTGG